ACGGAAAAATCGTCCCAACATGGGGTGATGTTCTAAACAGAGCAAACTTAGGTATGGAAGTTATGCATGAAAGAAATGCACACAACTTCCCACTAGACCTAGCATCTGCTGAGTCTACACAGGTTGCACTATCTGCACCTACAATCGGTTAATATCCAACTCAAAGACCTCCTACGGGAGGTCTTTTTTTGTCCCAATAAATATAAAGAAAATCTGAAGATGAATAGAGAAGAACTAAAATCAACTGCACAAGCATTAGCAACAAGAGGAAAAGGTATCCTTGCTGTTGATGAATCTACAGGCACAGTTGGTAAGAGATTGGCAGGTATCAATGTTGAAAATACTGAGGCAAATCGTCAAGCATACAGAGGTATGTTATTCACCACTACTGGTCTAGGTCAGTACATAAGTGGTGCGATACTATACGAAGAGACATTATACCAAAACCATGCTGATGGTGAACCCATGGTTGATAAGTTGAAGAAGTTAGGTATCATACCTGGCATCAAGGTTGACCAAGGATTGAAACCACTAGCAGGTGGACTACCACATGAGACATACTGCTCTGGTATCGATGGACTTGTTGAGAGAGCAGCAAAGTACTATGAGCAGGGTGCTAGGTTTGCTAAGTGGAGATCAGTTTTACAGATTACAGAAGACGGACCTTCAGAAGCAGCGATACTTGAGAGTTCATGGGGTCTTGCTAGGTATGCAAGATCAGTACAGGAGTCAGGTCTTGTTCCTATCATAGAACCAGAGGTTCTTATGGATGGTAGTCATCACTATGATAGGACTGCTGAAGTACAAGAACGTATCATACAAGAGACATACTTTGCATGTGAGAAACTAGGTGTCTATCTTGAGGGTACATTACTCAAACCATCTATGACATGTTGTGGTGCTGAGTGCACTGAGAAAGTTACACCAAGAGATGTGGCATATAAAACTATAGATGTTATGTTAAGATCTGTGCCAGAAGAGGTGGCAGGTATCGTATTCTTATCTGGTGGGTTGAGTGAGGAAGCAGCATCAATATACTTGAGTGAGATGAACAATGCTGTGAGTGTTACACCATGGACAGTATCATTCTCATATGGTAGAGCATTACAACACTCATGCCTCAAGGCATGGGCAGGTAGTAATATACCAGCAGGTCAGGCAGCACTTCTAGCAAGAGCACAAGCAAACTCAGAAGCAAGCAGGGGAATCTATGTTCCGAATTCACAACCTTCTTCTGACGAGAAACTATTTGTTGCAGGTTATACTTATTAGTGCTAATATATAACCTAACGACCTCTTTTTTATGAAGCCTACTGAGAATTACGAACAACTCCTACAAAGATTTACCAAAAGAGTTGAGCAGGTAAGTAAGCAAAGACCTATGACTACAGTGGAGGCTGAGAAACAAACAGAACAACTGAATTATCTTAGAGGATGTATAGATACTGTCACCTATTTGATGACAGGTAAATTACCTAACGATGGTAATCATGATGGTATGAAAGATCATAAACCAATTAGACACTCTGATTTGGATGCACTTGATTGAAACACACAGTATATCAGCACTGGGATCCTCTCAAGGTCTGTGCTGTAGGTAGATCCTTTCCTCCAGAATTCTATAGTCGGATCAAAAATTCAAAAGTTAGATCTGTCATGGAGAGGGTTGCGATTGAAACAGAAGAAGACTATCAGAAAATAATATCAAAATTATCAGAGTTTGACGTTGAGGTTATTAGGACAGACATCTCTCCAAATGTAGAGGATTATTGTAATAAGGATGGTGTGGTGGTGGAACCACCCCCCATGTGCCCAAGAGATTTTACTGCCATGATGGGCGATACATTCTTCATGCCTGGTGGATCATACGGTGAAAATTTTGATGTGGATCACATACTTGATCATACATTATGGAATCTTGGTAATAAGAGTATAAGTAATATCAATGATCCTCTTGCATGTAAAGTCGCTGAAAAAATAGAGGACGTTTTGTATCCTGGTCATGGGTCAACACCAAGAGCATGTCTTTTGAAATTCCAGTCAAGAGTTATTAACAAGACAACGTTCTTGTATAAAGGAAAGGAGGTTGGTTTTTATTTGTTGAAATCTCTTGTTGATTTTACAGAAATAAAGGAGATGATTATACAGGCACAATGCCAAACGATTGGATCTAATATCAAGTTTCCTAATAATAAAAGAGTGTATGCATTTCAATCTATCAAAGATTGGTTGATAAAGAATGATGTACCCATAGTTTATGATGAGTATGTAAACACTGCCACCACCACTAGAGTCGGAAAGGATTTGTACTTTGGTAATGTCAATATTATTGACGGATTAGCACATCAATCTTTGAAAACAAAATGGGAGAGACTATTTCCAGACTACAGAATACATCCGATGCAAGTAGGAGGGCATTCTGATGCTCACTTTTGTCCAGTAGTACCTGGTCTCATACTATCACTCAAAGAACCAGAGCAGTATAGAGAATCATTTCCTGATTGGGAAGTGGTGTCACTTCCTGATGAGAGTTGGAAGAAACTGGATGGTTTCTTGAAGGTCAAGGAAAAGAATAGAGGAAAATGGTGGATACAAGGAGAAGAGGACAATGATGATCTCGTTGATTACATTGAGACATGGTTAGGAGATTGGGTTACATATGTTGAAGAGACTGTGTTTGATGTCAACATACTTGTCATAGATGAAAAGAATGTAATGTGTAATGGTTATAATAAAAAAGTGTATGATGCTTTTGAAAGGTATGGTATAACTCCTCACATAGTAAACTTTAGACACAGATACTTTTGGGATGGTGGACTTCATTGTAATACCAGTGACATCAGTAGAGTAGGTCAGATGAATGATTACTTTCCAGATAGGGACTAGGCATTTCTTTCGGCTAAGGAAATGTTAGGAAATCCTAAAATTCACAATAAATAATACAGAACTTAGGAGGATCATGCATCGCAATCTAGTTTCTTATAATGAACTGGCAGGTTCGTACGAAGACCCACACAATATGCATTTGTTGTCTGAGTATTACGAGTGCCTCATAGAATGTAATGATGATCAACACACATGCAAAAGAATATGCAGAGAGGTCTTGATGTAAGTATAAATACTTGCATGCAAGACAATAAAGCAGCGAAAAAATTAATAAAAAGGGCGAAGAAACATCCTACTTTATACTCGACATCTGAAGTCATGTATGCTAAGATGATTAGGAAAAGTATAAAACAGGATGAAACCAAGGCAAAAGAAAAGTAGAACTTACTACTACTTCTGGGGTCTAGCAACGATTGCAGTGATCTCAGGACAGTTTTATGTTGGTTCTGGATATCGAAGGATGTCTGAATCGATGGACGCTATTTCTGCTGACATCAATTTACTTGTAGAAGTTCTAACACACACTGGGGAGTATGAATTCTTACCAAACCATGCGTCTGGTATGCCAATCATACAATGATATATTACACATGTGATTATAAGATATCAAAAGATGATAAAGATTATGTTCTCAACACCTATAAACAAGATAGATTTTTGAGATCGGGTGATGGATCTTATTACACAGGATATCATTCGCACCCACAGTCATCAAAAAGACAGAGAACTGTTGATTTCGATGATAAAAAACTGGTTCAAATATATTCTCCCATTCTTTCAAATTGTTTGAAGGAACAGGGTTTTCCAATGAAAGGTGCAATCTTATCTTACAATCATGTGTGGGCACAAATATATGTAAAAGAAAAGGGGTCTATGAATGCACCTCATCATCACTACATATCAAGTAAGACCATATGCTCATGGATACATTTTATAGATGTTCCCGATGATCAGGATTGTTTATACTTTGTGGTTGGAGATAAAAAAGTTTATCCCAAAGAGCAGAGGTCTGGTAAACTCGTATTCTTTCCACCATGGTCACTTCATGGGGTCGATACGATCACAACAACTAATGAAAGAGTAGTTGTTGCAGGTAACATCAGCAAACTATTATGAAAGCAGTTCTATGGTCTAAAGACAATTGTCAGTGGTGTGATAGAGTAAGACAACTCTTTGCCCACTGCAAGATAGACTATCTCGAATACAAATTGGACAAAGACTTTACTAGGTCACAGTTTATACAAGAATTTGAGGAGGGTGCCACCTTTCCACAAGTTCAACTCGACAACAAACACATAGGTGGATGCAAGGACACACTACATTATCTACAGAGCAAAAAGATGATCTGAACTCTATTAACAAGGGTGCAGAATTAATGATGAGAAAGAAAAGTCCATTTTCTAACTCACCTAAATTAAAGAAAAGGAGAACTATGGAACAAGCAGTGCTTGCCCTCAGTGTAATGGTAGGTATACTAACACTCGGATTAGGTCTCGTAATTGGTTACCTATTTCGCTCCTATATACATGACACCACTCCACAATACTCTCACCCTGAGATGTATGATGCGAATGGAAACCCTCTACCAGACGAACTGATTGCTTTCAGATTCGATCCTGATAGACTTCACGATGATGATGACGACGACTAATTATGGCAAAACTACCAAACAACCCTTTGGTTTCTGAATTATTCAAGGCAGTTCATGGAAAGAAGACTGCTCCACAAAAAGTTGCTCTACTCAAGGAGCATAAACGTGACGATGTGAAAGCATTGTTGATATGGAATTTTGACAAGGGTATTGACAGTGCAGTTCCAGAAGGATCTGTACCATACAAACCTAATGAATCACCTGCAGGTACAGAGGGACACACAAGACTCATACATGAGTGGAGAACCCTTTACAACTTTGTGAGAGGTGGTAATGATGGGATCTCAAATATGAGAAGAGAGACCTTGCTCATTCAATTACTTGAGTCATTACAGCAAGACGAGGCAGAGATAGTATGTCTTGTAAAGGATAAAGCATTGCAGTCCAAGTATCGAATTACTAGATCAGTTGTAGAACAAGCATACCCAGAGATAGTTTGGCGAGATAAATAATAAAAAACTAGGTAGATGAAGACATACAAAGAGTTCATGCAAGAGAGTAGCATGTCACGCTTGAAAGCGAAAGCAGACAAGGGTGGCACTGCTGTTATGTCTGCATCAAGAGGAGACAAGTCGAGGAAAGAGAACAGTGCAAGAGCAAAGAAACTAGACAGAGATATCCGTAGCAAGTTTGGTAAGGGTGCTACCAAAGTATCAGGTAGATACATGGAGAAGGATGAGAAGACTGGCAAGGAGACAAAGGTCAAGGAAAGAAGTCATGTAATATCATCTGGTAAGATGGGTAAGAGGAAGTTCAAGAAGGCAGTCAAGTCTCTTGGCAAGAAGTATGGTCAGGATGCTGTAATAACACAGCAAAAAGGTTCAAAAGATGCTACACTAAAGAGAACCAGAAAGGGTGGATTGCCAAAGAGGAACATCAAACTCGGCAAGATGAGACCTGGTCGCACTGGTGACAATGACACTCGTATCAAAGGAAAGACCTACACCTATGAAGCAAGGATATGATGACTCCAATTGGAGAGAAGAGTACAAAGCATTCACCACTAATAAAAAGTATCTTGAACTGTTAGAAAACGGACCTAAAAGTCTTTCACAGTCATGGATATTGCAAGCACTTTATGGTCAGTGGAAGAAGATGAAGGGATATGATAAACTAGATCCCAAAGAAAATGAAGGACAACTGCAGTCATCATTCTCAGATTTTGAAAAAAGTATCAAACGATACAATAAAGGTTGACTATATAGTGTAG